CGCCAGCGGCTTCCGCAGCGGGTGTGGTCACGGTCATCTCCAGGGGGTCGGGCGGTACGGTTTCGTGCGACCCCCGCCACAGCCCGGCGGGGGTCGACTGCGATCACAGGACGGGACGGGCGGCGGGGTTGGGCCAGGTGGCGGTGTTCGTCCGGGAGGTCGGCGTCGCAGTAGAAGCCGATGGTGAGGTGCATGCCGTGGTCCTCGACGACCTTCCACACGGCGGTGTCGGTGCACAGCGGACGGCCGTCCTGCTGGCGCTGGAAGTTGGTGGTGCAGTCGGCAAGGTCGGTGAAGTCGGGCAGCACCCAGCCGGCGGGGCGGTGGAAGACGCGGACGGTGGGCTTGCGGCGGCGGCTCATGCGGCAGTTCCTTCCTGCGGCCGGTGGGTGGTGTGGCTGTTGGGGTTGCCGCCGCAGCGGGCGCAGCTGCACTGGTCGGGCGACGGGGTGGGTCCGGTGGCTGCGGTGCCGAGGGGCCAGCCGCCGGGGTGGGTGATCCGGTAGGCGGGGGCGGGGACCGCGGCAAGCGGGGCCGGCTTGGGCTTGGGGGTGATGCGACGGCCAGCAAGGTGCTGGAGGTAGTCGCGAAGACTGCCGTCTGCGCGCATCGCCGCGATGTGCTCGATCTCTTCGGCGCTCGGTTCGTTCATCAGGCCGCCTGCTTCCGTGCCTTGATGGCCCTGTTGCAGGCACGGCAATACCTGCGGCCGTCATAGATGTGGGTGTTCTCGCGGTCGTAGGGGTGGCCTTGCGGGCAGTGCGTCTTGGTCCCGTTGATGGCCCAGCTCTTGCCGCGGCGCGTGTTCTCTGCGCCCGTGACGGGCTCGAGATGCTCGATGTTGATGCAGCGGCGGTGGACGCACCCGTCGCCGCCCATGCAGCTCGGATCCCTGTTATGGCAGGTGTGGTCCAGGTCCATGCCGTCGGGTATGGGGCCGACCGTCAGTTCGTAGATGGCACGATGGGCCAGCATCTGGGTGCCGTTGACGCTGATCTGGCCGTATCCGCGATTGGTGAGGCAGCCGGTGTATAGGACGCACCCGTCGGGCCCCGGCTCTGACCGCTCGGCGAGCTTCTCGAGTGGCGCGCCGTGGACAACGAGGAGGGTGAAGTTGCCGGCCCTCTTTTGCTGCCGCCGGAGCCGGCCGTAGCAGGTCTGGCACCGCTCGCGGGCGTAAAAGTCCGGCGACCCGCACTCGATGCAGCGGCGCCCTTCCGCGCCGGCGACCGCCTTCACGACGCAGCCATATCGACGAAGCGAGCAAAATGACCTTGGAAGGCGACGGTGACGGTCGCCATGGGGCCGCCGCGGTGCTTGCCGACGATCAGGTCGGCCTCGCCCGCTCGAGGGCTCTCCCGCTCGTACACGTCCGGCCGGTGCAGCAGGATCACGATGTCGGCGTCCTGCTCAATGGAGCCGGACTCGCGCAGGTCGGACACCATGGGCACCTTGTCGGTGCGCTGCTCGGGGCCGCGGTTGAGCTGTGCGAGCACCACGATCGTGATGCCAAACTCCTTGGCCATCACCTTGAGAGCCCGGGAGATCATCGACACCGCGACCTGCCGGTTCTCGGCCGGGGGCGCCTGCATGAGCTGCAGATAGTCGATGAACGCGACCTTGAGGCCGAAGGTGCGCACCAGGTTGCGGATCGCGGCGCGTAGCGCGGGCAGCGTGAGGTACGGGTTGTCGTCGATCTTCAGCGGGGCGGTGGCCAGTTCGGGTAGCTTCGCGGCGGCCCGCGCGACGATCGCGTCCTCCGCGATTCCCTGCTTCACGTGGTGCAGGGCGATCTTCACTTCGCCGCACAGGATCGACGTTGCGAGCTCTTTCCGGTCCATCTCCAGCGACCAGATCGCGCACGGAATCTTGTGGGTAATCGCGGCGGCCCGGGCGAAGCCTGCGGCGATCGTGGTCTTACCCATCGCGGGTCGCGCGGCGATCACGACAAGCTGGCCGGGAGCCCAGCCGCCGGACAGCAGGGCGTCCAGGTCGATAACGCCGGTCGGCACGCGGTCTTCCAGCGTGGGCGGCGTCGTGGCCCGCTCGATCACCTCGGGCAACAGGTCGCCGAGGTCGACCATCTGCGACTGGCCAACCGGCCTGACCAGGTTGTCGACTTCGGCCTGGATCTTGGCGATGTCCCGGCCAGGCTCGAACGCGGGATTGTTGAACGTCACGTGCATGCGTGCGCTCAACTCCCGGCCGCGAGCAGCGAGCGCGCCGCGAGTGACCTCCTCGGCCCAGTGTGCCGCCGCCCCCGGGTTCGCTGTCATGTACAGGTCCGAAAGCTCGTTCTCGGTGAACGGCCTGCTGACCATGCGGCCTTCGGCGTGCCAGATCTCAAGCTTGCGGGCGATCGCCTGCCAACGGATCGCCGATGCCGACAGCGTCGAGGTGAGGTCTTCGACGGCGTACCAGATCATGCGGTAGCGCTCGTCGCCGATATCGGCTGGGTCAAAGCCGGCGGAGGCCAGTTCGTCGACGCAGCCGGGCTCGGCCATGGCGGTCGCGGCGAGGATGCGTTCGGCCTCCACATTGCCGGCCGGGGGGGCGAGGGCAACGGCCTCGTCGGGGCCCCACAGCTCCATGTCGGTGCTCACGCGGCGACCCCCTGTCGGCGGTCGGGTCCGGTGATGCGGACGACGCTGGTGCCGCACATCTCGGCGAGTCGGGAAGCGACTCGAGGGCCCGTGACCTCGGACAGCTGATTGGGCAGCACGTCGCAGGTGATGATCACGGGGCGGCGGTTGATGTACCGCTCGTCGAAGATCTCGAACAGGCGCTCCTGCGTCCACGGGGACGGACGCGCCGCAGCCAGGTCGTCGACGAACAGCAGGTCGCAGATCTGCAGCTTCTTCACCAGCGCCCGCCCCTCCCCGTCCGGGGCGTCCGGGCGGAGCGCGTCGAACAGAGCCGTCGACCGGTAGGTCCTGATGACCGGGCTGCCCTGCCAAGGCATGTTCGGCGCGTACTGCGCCTCCAGCCAGCGGCGGCAGGTCTTCCACGCGGTGTGGGTCTTGCCGACGCCGATCGCGCCGGTCAGGAAGAGGCTGGTGCCGCCCCAGCCGGCGATCCAGTCAGCCACTTTCTGCGGCAGCTCAATGGACTTGCGGTAGATGTCGGGGGTCTGGTCGTCGAACCGGTTGAGGGCGACGGACTGTCGCTCTACGAGTACGGATTCGCGGGGGCTGAGCTCGTCAGCCGAAGCGGAGTGCATCGGGGTTCTCCTCGTCGTCGTGGGGTGCCGTCGGCGGTCCGGCCGGCCGGGTCTTGCGCTGCTCGGCCACGGCCTGGCGGCGGAGGGTGTCGTACTTGGCGCGGAGCTTGGCCGGGCTGAGGATGTGGGCCTGCCAGAAGTCGTTGGCGTGGGCCCAGTCGATGGCGGCGATGGCCTGCTCGGGCGTGATGCCGTCCTTGTCGATCAGGAGCCGGATGTCGGTGCGCCACTTCTTGGTGACGGCCGGCCTCTTGCTGCCGCCCTTCTCGATGACGGCGGCCAGGTGCTTGCAGACGCGTTCGACGTCGTGCCGGAGGGGGGCGTTGTCGGGCTCCGGAGGAGTTCGACTGTTCTTTTCTTTTACTTCTGTCTCTGTCTCTGTCTCTGCTTCGGTTTTGCTTCGGTTTTGCTTCACCAAATCCGAAGCAAGTGCTTCACCGTTTGCTTCGCTCTTCGCAGAGGCCCGGCGGGACTCACCGGAGCGCCTTCCACCCCTCTGACCTGCGGCTGCACGCTTGGCGCTCAGCTCGCGCACCTCTTCGGCGGACCGCTGGTGGCCGAGGTAGTCGTGGATGACGTAGGCGTCGTCGGGTGCAGGGGGGCACTTCGAGCAGTCGTGAGCGCCCTCATGCCACAAGCCAACGCGAAGCAGTGCCGAAGCACTTGCTTCGGGTTTGCTTCCGTCCGTCAGCCGGGGCACGAGACGCTTCGGGATCACGCCGTCGGTCAACTGGCGGGAGGCGTAGGCGAGCCCGCAGATGTAGAGCCAGCCGGCCTCTCCCCCCGCTTCGATGATCTTCGGGTGGTCCGGCAGGCCGTCGTGCACCTTGACGTAGGTGCGCTTGTCCTTCTCGGCCATCAGGCGTCTTCTTCCTGGCTGTTGCGGATGGAGGTCGTTAAGAGGATCCGGATGGAACCTGACAAAGTGGCGAGCCCGGTTCCGCTTGTGCTGCCCGGCGGGTCAGGGTGTGGCGCGCGGCCGGCGGACGGCGGTCACGCGGCCATCGCCTCGAAGTCGGCGGTGAGCAGGCGGCGGTAACCCTCGACGGCCTGGCGGGTGATGGCCTGGTTGCCGGCGATCTTGATCTGTTCGTTGCGGGGGATGTCGACGTCGGTGATCCAGCCGTCGGCGTTGCCCTGCATCCACTCGGTGAAGCGGGGTGACAGGGCGCGTCCCCCGCGGGGTCCGCGCTCGACCGGTGCTGGCGCGGGGCGCCCGAGGATGGCTTCCCAGCGGCGGATTGCGGGGCCGTAGTCAATGCCAGCCGTTGAGATCCACTGCTGGTCGGGAAGGCTGCCCTTGAGCATGTTGACGACGAACTCGTTGAGGGGGCGGCCCTCCCCGCGCAGCCCCATCAGGTTGGAGGCGCCGGACTTCCAGTCCCGAGCGGCAGGCGTCGGCAGGAGGGCTAGTTCAGCTCCTCCGGCAGCGGCAACTTCGTGCGCAGATTCATGCCACCCTTGCGCTTCTCGGAGGTCCCAGGCCCCCCCATGCCATCCCGTGCTGACGGGGTAGGCATCAGCTGGATAGGCGATGCAGAACCACCGCCAGCGCTGATGCGGGGCGCCGACTTCGCTAGCACGAAGGCACGTCCACCGCGCGTCATACCCGAGCGTGGCCAGGTCTGCGAGGACGACGTCCAGCCCGCGGTCTTTCGTGCGGAGCGCTTCCACGTTCTCCAGGAAGACGAGGCGCGGTCGAATGACGCCCACAGCTTCAGCGAAGTTCGTCCAGATGCCCGAGCGCTTGCCACGGATTCCCGCCCTTCGTCCTGCGTTGGAGATGTCCTGGCAGCTGAAGCCGCCGGTGAGGGATTCGATCTGCCACTGGGACGCGACGTCCGCCCAGTGGATCTTCGTGATGTCGCCGAGGTTCGTGGCCCACGGGAAGCGGGCTTCCATGACCTTCGAGGCGAACAGGTCGAACTCGGCGTACACCAGCGTCTTGTTGCCGGTGATCTGCTCGACGGCCAGGTCGAGGGTTCCGGCCCCGGAGCAGAGGCTGAGGTTCGTCATGCCGCCACCGCCATTTCCGCCCGCCGTCGGGCGCGGACGACGCTGCGCTTGTGGCAGCCGATGTGCTGGGCGATCCGCTCGGCGCTCCAGTCCTGCGCGGTGAGGCGGGCGACCAGTTGGAGATCGATGGAGGCCTTGTGGCGCCGGTGGATGTCGGTGCGGCCCTCGGTCTCGGGCTGGCAGTTGGGGTCGTCGATGTCGTCCCAGGAGAGGGGCCCGTGCCATTCGTGCTTGCGGGCGTGGATGCGCGCCCTGCTGCTGATGCCGGGCTGGGAGACGAGGTCGCGGTAGGCGCGTGCGACTGCCATCGCGATCTCGACGCTGACGGTTCGGACCCAGCCGGCGGCGATACGTCGCAGCCAGTCGGGGCTGTACCCGGCGCGCTTGCCGATGGTCGGGCAGGTGTGGCCGATGTACATGAGGGCTTGGATGCGGCGTCGGGTGCCGGTGGCGTCGACGGTCTGCTCCGGCCTGGCGGCGATGTGGATGGACAGGATGCCGAGGACGGTGCTGGCGCGGGCTTCGGTCTGCCCCATGGCGATGGCGTGGACGGCGCTTTCGGATACGCCGCCCGCCTTGCCGATCTGCAGGAGCGTCCAGTTGTTGGCTTGGAGGCGTTCGATGTGGGCGCGGGCCTGGGTGGCGTCGACGAGGCGACGGCGTCCCTGCAGGTGGTCGAGGTCGAGTGCCTTGCGGTAGACGTAGTCTTCGCGGACGCACTCCGGGAGGCGGCATCCGCGCTGGTAGCAGGATCGGGACGGGCGGTGGGTGGTGGTCACGGGGTGTCCTCCTTCCGGCTGGTGGTGGGCTGGTTGTGGATGTGGCGGCATTCCCACAGGAGTTCGGGGTCGCGGCCGGGGGTGTTGTCGGGTGCGGCGGGGAGGTGGCGGCGTTCGCACAGCACGGACCAGGCGGCCATGAGGGCGCCGATCACGAGGACGGCGGCGGCGATGTAGCGCTCCGGGTGAGCCATCACGCGGCCCTCCGCTGCTCGGTGCGGGCGGCGCGGCGCTGGGCGGCTATGCGGCGGCCCTTGTCGGTGAGGGTCCAGCAGCTGATCCGGTGGCCGTGGGTGTTGGCCTGCGTGGACGGCACCATGCGGCCGGTGTGGGCGATGATTCCGGCGGTGCGCAGCGAGTTGATCGCGGCGCCGAGGAAGCCGGGCCCGAGGTCGGGGAGTACGTCGCGGAGCTGGTTGCAGTTGAACTCGGCGACGGCTTCCCCGAAGTGGAGGACGGCCTGCTCGACGAGGAACCGGTCCCAGGTGGAGTGCTTGGTGATGTCGTCGAGGAGGGCGTCCTTCTCGGTGGACGCGAGACGCTCGGCGACAGACAGACGGCGAGTCATGTGATGTCCTTGGGGTAGCCGGGGCTGCCCGCATTACGGGTGCGGGCAGCCCCGAAGGCGGTTACTGCTGGGCGTTCTTGAGGGCGGTGCCGCGCTCCTTGATGAAGGAGCCGAGGTTGGTCGGCTGGCCCGTCTGCGGGTGCATCAGCGGCGTCGCCAGGGCACTCGCGGCCTCGACCTCGCGGTAGAGGGCGAGCAGGCTGTCCGCGGTGGCCTCGACATCGCTGGCGGCATCGATCCACGCAGTGGCGTCGATCTCCTTGCCGCCGTCGCGCAGCCAGTCCAGGTAGGGCTTGGCGATGTCTCGCGCCCCGTTGGGCTGGTTGAGGACGAGGCCCCTGAAGGAGGGGCAGCGGGACTTGATGAAGCGGAGCCGGTTGGCCTCGTCCATCTCGGCGGCCACACCGAACTCGAACTCGATGCCCTTACGCTGCTCGGCGCGCATCCCCTTGTTGACCGGGGACCCGTTCTCCAGAACCCAGTGCACGTAGGACCGCATCGTTACGACGACATGCCCCGGGTAGGCCATGAGCGCTTCGATCATCTCGTTCTGGAGCGGGGTGCCGTCCTTCCAGCCGGCGAACTTGTTGCCGCCGTACTTCGACTTGGCCTTTTCGACCTGGTCGAGAGTGCCGTCGGTGCCCTTCCAGAAGTGGCTGAGGGAATCGACCATGACGACCGGGTAGCCCGCCTGCGCTGCGGCGGCCAGCGCCTTCTGCAGATCTCGCGGGTCGTACCGGTGCATCGGCAGGGTGTCGAAGGCGACGTCGAGGTCGTTGACATAGAGGGCCGCGGCGCCGCGCTCGGTGTCGATGACGGCGAAGCGCTGCCCCTCGGCGAGGCCGCTGGCGATGGACAGTCCGGTCCATGTCTTTCCGGAGCCGGACGGTCCCTGAATGGCGACGGTGGCGTTGAAGCCGTCCTTCGTGGCGGGCCGGAAGGTGAACGGCCCGTCGTCGTACTCGTCGACCTGCGGCTGCTGGCGGGCGGTTCGGACGGGCGGCGGAAGCTGGGACATGCGGGTTGCTCCTAGGCGTACTGGCGCTCGACCCACGAGGGCAGAGCGGTCATCGGGTTGGGCAGGTAGCCAGGCCATTCGCCGGACTCGCGGCAGATGGCGTAGGTGTTGAGCGCGACGTCGTTGAGGTGGCGGCCGATGCCGCGGGCCATCGGGTCGCAGGTGGTGACCACCACGAGGTAGGGCGGTTCCTTCTCCTGCAGCACGAACTGCATGGGCAGCTCGGGGTCGGCGACGTCGAGCGCGGCTCCGGCGTCCTCGTACCAGCCCTGCTGCTGGTGGTAGCCGTGCTCGTGGAAGGCCTTCTCGAGGTCTTCGCGGCGGCAGGAGCGGGCGGTCTTGTAGTCGACGATCTGGCCGTCGTTGCGGAGCCAGTCGAAGCGGGCCCGTCGCCAGACGCCGTTGTCTTCCCAGAAGGCGGACTGTTCGGCGACGCCGGAGCCGAGCTCCAATAGGCGGGCCGCTTCCTCGTGCTCGCGCAGTGCGACGGCCATGGCCTCGACCTGCTCGAGCTCGTGCCGTTTCAGCGGGATGTTGCCCGCGGCCCGTATCGCGGTGACCTCGGCCTTGATGGCGTCGGTGTTCCACTTGTCGGCGTCGACGAGGACCAGTTCGGGGCCGTCGTCGAGGACGAGCTTGTGGGCGGCGGTGCCGAGTTCAAGGGCCTTGTTGTGGGGCTGTGGGTTGTCGAGCCAGTGCTTGAACTTGGCAGGGCATTCGGTGACGAGCTTGCGGGCGCCGGTCGAGGACAGGCTGCCGCCGGGGATCGGATCACGGTGGTACTGCTCGGCAGGGATGTCGTACAGGCCGGGCTCGACCTCGACCGGCGCCGCGGTCATGCGACGCCGTCCAGGGGCATGGGGCGGGCGCACGCCTCGCACAGCGGCTGCCTCGGAGCGCCGACGAACGGTCCGTCCTCATCGCGGCAGCGGATGCAGACCAGGGCGGCGGCCCGCTTCAGGCGGTCGACGCCGTCCGGGTCGAGCTTCGCGGCGAGCATCGCGGCGACGAGCTCCGGGTAGGCGCCGCGGAGGATCTCAACGTTGGTGATGTCGGCGGCGTCGATGGTCTCCATCAGCCGCTGGGTGAAGCTGCCCGGCTGGCATCCGCCCTTCTGACCGTAGTGCCACAGGACGTGGCGCGCGGTCTCTGCGCTGATGGTGGTGTCTGTGGTGCTCATGGGTCCTGCTTTCGGGTGTCGTGATGGG